GCATTGTTTACACTTATTACTAGAACACGAAGGGGGTTTTGTAAATCATCCGAGCGATCCAGGTGGGATCACTAATCACGGTGTTACTAAAAAAGTATATGAGGACTGGGTTGGAAGAGAAGTCTCTGAACAAGAGATGAGAGATCTTACTGTGGAGGATGTAGCCCCAATATACAAAAACAATTATTGGGATCGAGGTAGCTGTGATGAGTTACCTAGTGGTGTAGATTGGTGTGTGTTTGATTGGGGTGTTAACAGTGGTATGAGTAGATCAGCTAAAGCATTACAACGAATTGTTGGTGTTGAGGCAGATGGTGGCATTGGACCGATGACAATTCAAGCTGTAGAAGACATGGCTCCAGAAGAAATAATAATTCCAATGCATACAGCAAGGCAGGAATTTTATGAAGGTCTAAGTACGTTCGATACTTTTGGTAGAGGATGGACAAGACGAAACGATGAGACGCTGGAAGCAGCATTAGAAATGGCAGTGTAATAGAAAGGATACTCTCATGTGTGGATCAATGGGAAAAAAGAAAAAGATGAAGTACAAAGATGGCGGCAAGGTTAAAGGAAACTTTCCTGACTTAACTGGAGACGGCAAGGTTACTAAGAAGGACATTCTTAAAGGCCGAGGTGTTAAAGGCATGATGGGCGGCGGCATGGTTAAGTACAAAGATGGCGGTAAAGTGGATACTAAAGGCCAAGGAGCTCAAGTAAAACCAAATTTCTTTAGTGGAATCTATTAAGTGCTAGACGGCGTTGAATTTGCTCGCTATATATTAAATGTACTTAAAGCTAGAGAAAAGGATATATCCGACGCTCTAGCCCACGGTGCAGTACAGGACTGGGAGCAGTACAAATCTTTGGTAGGTGAGATACGGGGCGTTGCCTTTGCCAGAGAAGAAATTAAAGCCCTGCTGGAGAAAAACGCAGACGATGTCGAAGACCTTATATCTTCCTGAACATGTCGCGCAGAAAAGGAAAGCTGAAAAGGAGGCTGAGAAGTCGTCTTCTATCGCTGACAGCGCGTATATACCCGCCGATGAAAGGGTTTTAGACCCTTCACTCATAGATCAACCCCTTGTCGAAAGACTACCTCAACCCACAGGATGGCGCATTCTTGTAATGCCGTACCAGGGTAAGGCTAAAACTGGTGGTGGATTATTTATTCCAGATGAAATTCGCGAAAGAGAGACAGTAGCTACTGTTGTTGCTTATGTTATGCGAGTTGGCCCAATGGCTTACAAGGATCCCAACAAGTTTGGACCCGACGCAGAGCCGTGGTGCAAGCAAGGTCAATGGGTTTGCATTGGTCGATATGCTGGATCTCGTTTTAGAATTGAGGGTGGTGAAGTTCGCATCATAAATGATGATGAAGTCATTGCTACTATTTTAGAACCAGATGACGTTAAACATATTTAGGAGAGAGACATGAGTGAAGAAACTGAAATCAAACAAGCTGGAGATTCTGAGGAAGAGGTTGTAGTAGAGCTGGAAGAAGAACAGTCCGCATCCGACGACCAATCTGAGATTCGAGTAGAACAAGAGCCAGAAGAACCTAAAGTTGAAGCGAAGGTGCTTGAAGAAGGTTCCGATGAGGAGCTTGAGACTTACAGCAAAGGCGTTCAAAAAAGAATAAAAAAACAAACAGCTAAGTATCATCAAGAGAAACGAGACAAAGAAGAAGCGATGAGAGTTGCTCAGATGCAACAGCAAGAGATTGCAAATCTTAAGACTCGTATGCAACAATTAGATACTGGTTACGTTGCCGAGTACGGTGGCAGACTTGAGAGTCAAAAAGCTGCAGCGCATAACGCGTATAGAGCGGCGCATGAAGATGGGGATTCAGAAGCTCTTCTCCAAGCTCAAGAGGTTTTAAATAGAATAGCTATTGAAGAACAAAGGTTTCATGTTGCTCGATCTCGTCAACAGGCTCAACAACAACAGCCACAGCAACAAGTCCAGCAACCACAACAACAAGTCCAACAACCACAGGCTCAACAGGTAGATCCCAAGGCCAAAGCTTGGACAGAAAAGAATACTTGGTTCGGTCAAGACGACGTTATGACCGCATCCGCGCTTGCTATTCATAACAAACTTGAAGCAGAAGGCTTTGACATGGGTAGTGATGAGTACTACAATACGGTAGATAGTCAGATTAGGGAATATTTTCCCGACAAGTTTTCTGGCTCCCAACCGAAGAAAACGGGAGGAGGTAACCAGGTCGCACCCGCTGGTTCTTCCGCATCCCGCAGTACCAAACAGGGGCGCAGGACCGTGAAGCTCACGCCGTCACAAGTTGCTATGGCGAAAAAGTTAAATGTTCCTCTGGATAGATATGCAAAGGAATTTTTGAAAACTAGCGAAAAAGCTAACAACTAAAGGAAAATAAAATGGCAGATGCAAGAGCACCACGATCAACTGACACGCGAGAAAAAGAAACGCGCAGAAAACCTTGGGCACCGCCCAGCCGCCTAGATGCCCCAGAACCCCCAGAGGGTTATGTGCATCGTTGGATACGAACAGCTATGCGAGGAGAGGATGACAAGACAAATGTTCATGCTAAACTTCGTGAAGGATGGGAACCCGTTCGTTCTGAAGAGTATCCTGACTATGAAGCTCCAACCATCGAAGATGGTAAATTTGCAGGAGTTATTGGTAACGGTGGCCTAATGTTGTGTCGAATACCTATCGAAACCGCCAATGAAAGAAACGAGTATTACGGGACCCGGACCCGCGAAGCAATGACGGCAGTCGATCAAGATCTAATGAAGGAACAAAATCCTTTGATGCCTATTCATCAGAGTAGGCAAAGTCGTGTAACCTTCGGGCGGGGAAAACCCCCTTCTGATTAATTAATGAGGTGCTATAATGGCAAATACTAATGGTGCATACGGTCTTAGACCGATAAGTATGCAGGGTGCTATGCCCAACTCCACTGGTTTGAGCGAATATCGAATAGCTGCCGGAAACACTAACAAACTCTATCAGGGCCAAGCGGTTATTCCGTTGGCGACTGGAGTTATTGACGATCTACAAGCTGCGGCTGGTGGTACTGTCTCTATTGTTGGTGTTTTCTGGGGTTGTGAGTTCGTCTCAAGCTCTACTGGTAAAATGACTTTCTCTAATACTTGGCAAGGTTCTGGCGCGGATACTAATTTCCCCGTCAAAGCTTTCTTGTATGACAGTCCAAACCAATTGTTCTCAATTGCTACATCTAATGTAGTAGCTGGCTACAACACTGAAGCAGAGGTTCGCACAGCGGTCTTCTCAAACATCGCTCTTGCAGCGGGTAACTCTGGTACTGATAGTACTGGTATATCTTCTGGAACTGCGGATCTAAATACTGTCGCAAATACCGCAGCTTTAGCTCTTAGAGTTATGGGCATCCAAGACGATGTCGATAATGAAGACTTTACTGTTGCTGGTATTCCCTTAATCGTTCGTATAAACAACCACTTCAACGCACCTACTGGTTCCGTTGCACAGGGTACTGTTTCTACGATAGCACTAGCGTAGAAAGGAGACTAGCAAATGGCTATATCACGCGCACAACTAGCGAAAGAGCTAGAGCCTGGTCTCAATGCCTTATTTGGCATGGAATACGACAGGTACGAAAACCAACATGCAGAGATCTATACGACTGAATCTTCAGACAGAGCGTTTGAAGAAGAGGTTATGCTCTCTGGATTTGGTGCTGCTCCGAACAAGTCGGAAGGCAACGCAGTAAATTTCGATGATGCTGGCGAGGCCTACACAGCTCGTTACAACAACGAAACCATCGCATTGGCATTCTCAATCACGGAAGAAGCTATCGAGGACAATCTTTATGATCGTCTCGGAAGCCGATATACCCGTGCTCTTGCTAGGTCAATGGCTCACACGAAACAGGTAAAAGCTGCAAGCATCTTGAACAACGCGTTCACAGGTGGTGCTTCTGCCGGAGGAGATGGAGTTGCACTTTGTTCAGCTTCACACCCTCTTGTTAATGGTGGGACACTATCAAACACACCAGCGGTTGCTGCTGATCTAAACGAAACTTCTTTGGAAGATGCGTTAATCAACATCGCTGGCTATGTGGATGAGCGTGGGCTAAAAGTTGCTCTTCGCGGTATGAAGTTAATTCTACCACGTCAACTTCAGTTCATCGCAGAACGTATCATGGTATCTAATCTTCGGGTTGGCACTGCGGATAACGACGCTAACGCAATCAAAACAATGGGAATGGTTCCTGACGGTTATGCTGTCAATGACTTCCTAAATGATCCAGATGCGTGGTGGGTTAAAACAGATGCACCTCGTGGGTTTATCCACTTTGAGCGTACTCCGATGGCTACCAACATGGAGTCTGACTTCGATACAGGCAACATGAGATACAAGGCTCGGGAGCGTTACAGCTTCGGATTCTCGGATCCACGTTGTGTTTTCGGATCGCCAGGAGCGTAACAGAACTATTTAAAAATAGAGAGGGCGGCTATTCAGTCGCCCTTTTTTCGTTTAAAAAGGAGAGTAAAATGAAAATTATAAATTGGATCACAGGCCGTCTGTCTGAACCGTCAAGCTATGCTGCGATAGGTGTAGGAGTAATAGGTATAGGTATAATAT